TGAATGTTAAAGGACCGTGTGCACAGTTGTTAATGAGACAATTGAGTGGTTTAAGCGCTTGCGGACAGAACTTTAACCAATATCAAATCAATGCAGGACAAGTCAACCTGGATGGGATGTTATGGGCCAAAGAAGTTATACAAAAGGTTTTTACAAATTATATAGAAGAATACGGAAGTCCTATATTAGGCGTAAATGAGGATGGGATAGAGGCAGCAGTAGGAGTAAATAACTTTCTGTATAATATATGTCAAAAATTTCCAGCTTTGTGTACAGAGTCTCTAACTGACATGTGTTCTAGCGTGACTGAAGAAAGAATCGCAGCCAATCCTATAGCCAACAAATGGTGCGGATGTTATATGCCAGAAAGCCAATATGAAAAATATAGTGCTGGTTCTTTTTTAGTTTCAAAACAATGCACTCCATTTTGTAGTAGAAACGATGTCATCCCTCTAGTTGATAGTAATTATGCTCCTTTGTTCTGTGAAGAGAACATTTGTATAATGAACGATATATATTTGGACTTTGTTAAATCACAAGGAGCAGTCAATTTTAATGAAGTGTGTAATAATTGTGGGAAGAGTAACACAAGTGAAGTTTTCAACGGCTCTGCTGGCAGTACAAACACCAGCTCGGCTTCCACTGCTGCCAAATATAGTTCGCGGTCAACTTTTAACTCTTATTCAAACACATCAAGTTCTCAAATAGCAAAATCTTGTCAATGTAAATTGGATAACATAAACTTAGAAGTATTGAATTCTAAATTCAGTAATATAAATTTTGCAACTGAATGCGGAGGTGCCCAATGCACAAATAGTTCTGGGGAAGCTATAGCCTGTTCTAGCTCTTCGGGGAATGAACAGGGTTTACCTAATATAAACACTAATATTAGCAACATCAAGAATATCAAGGAACTGACAGTATTTAAAAAGATTTTCATATTGGGGTTGATAGTGATTGTTTTAATTATACTTTACTATTTGCTATTCGGTAACAAGAAAAAGGAATTCATAGATTCAGCGGGAAAAATTTTCTCTTTAAATACAAATCAATCTTTTACCGTTGATAAAGGTTTTATAGAAATTAATAAGTAACAGTAACAGTTAAATCGTTGTTGGCATCATTCATGATATCAAATATTTCAGATTTTGATATTTCCGTATATCTTTCTCTAACATAGTAAGAATAGAGATAAAGAACACATCCTAATGTTGAAAAGGTGATAATTTTATCAATAAAGAGTTTCCCGGCAGCATTTTTATCAACCAAAAAGTAAACAAAAATAACCACTGGGATAGACAAAACGATGATTTGATTGTAACTGGCTTTTATTATGTCGTCGTTTTCCACCTTGTCATTTTTGTCCCTGTTTTTATATATGTTATCTAGAATCTTCAAGTTTTCTTTATCCGTGCCGGTGGGATTTGAAATCGGCGATAAAATATTTGTATCATTTAACACAGATTTAAATTTACGAGAGATATCTTGTTGCTTGGTCTTCCTAAATCTTATTATAAATAGTAAAGTTAAAACTATAAAGGTAAACAATATGTGAAATATCAAATCAAGATAAAATAATCTATCTTTATAACTCGTAAATATCATTTTTATTAAACAATAAAAATGAATGAAGAAATCTTAATATGTTATTTGGTTATAACTTTTAGCCTGTTGTTAAGAATGAAACTTAATGGGTTTGTTCCATTTTTACAAACTTTATTATCTTGTTTCGTATTAATAACTTTCGGAACATTGATATTTTTAGTATACGATGTATGGTTGACAAAAAAATTAACCAACGAACAGCTTAAGAATACCGTTAACCGGACATTCGAAGATATTAACAATCTCACCACATTGTACAAACAAAATGATATCGTCAAACCAAAATTCCCCGAAGATTCAAATGACAAAAAACGCAACAAAAACCTGATACGCGATTCTTTGCTTACAGGTATCGTAGGTGGTCTTGTCATTATTGGTGTATTATACAAATTAGACAAACATTTCTACAACTCTTTGTATTCTTCTCTGATTAGTATTGTTGTTATATATGTAATAGAACTGTATTTCTCGTGGGCTATAATTTCAGATTTTGAAGGAGATGGTCTAGGCGAAGTAAGACACGAAATAGTAAGTGGTTTTCAAAATATTTAAAGTTCTTCAGTTATAACTTCTGCCATGTAAGATGGCATCACTGGAACGAATTTGCTCGCGATGTGCTGGAAGAACAAAAACTCTATAACACCAATGGCACCAAACAAAAGTAGATTTTGTAGCACAATTCTACCCAAGTTAGGACATTTATGCGAAGACCATCTCATAGTTAAAAATACAGAAATTAGACCAAACGCTAAAAGAGAGAGTATAATTATACATTGGTATATTAAACCTTGATTATACACTTTATCTGCTTCATTGTCATCCTTGTACAGTTTTGCCATGACATCTAAATCATTAGCTAATTTTATATCGGCAGCAGAACCGTTGGGATAATTGTTTATAGAATCTAAACCTTTCTTAATTCCATTCTCCATCTCATTCTGAAGATTTTCTCTCTCGAGTTTTGCTACAACAAAAAAGAAAAACAACCCCAATATTAAACTTAAAGTAAATATATGAAAAAATGCGTCCAGGACAAATTCCTCGCCAGCCTTAATTTTTTCGCACTTCATTTTATTAACATAATAAAATGGGAGAAAATGTTTATATACCTCTTGCTATTTTTGGTGTACTGTTAGCTGTAACCTATTATCTTTTGGGGTTAAAGGCTCTTACAAGTAACATCTTCATGCTTGCTATCTATTCTATGTTTGTGCCTATTCTGTTTTTTACTTATGGTGCTTATATAGAAAAAACTATAGTGAAAAAACAAGTGACGAGACTCATTGATAACCTAACAGAAACAGCAAAGGATTTGGGTTATGACATTCCAAATATAGATATACCTATAAACAAAGATTTGGATAAAGTTGTCAAGGATAGCAACAGTAAACTGATAAAGAAGGCTTTCTTGTACCTTACTGTTGGATTTTTGGGAGGGTTAGCACTAACTGTGGGATTGTGGATCTATGCCAAGAAAAATTTTGACTACAAACATATGGCATATGAAAACTTTGGTTTGCTGTTCTTAGTAGCTCTAACAGAACTTGCTTTCTTCGGCGTCGTAAGTAGAAATTATAGAACACTTGATTCTAATAAGATAAAACACTACATATTGACCGAAGTGGCCAAAAAACTCAGATAATTTTATATTCTTTAATATAAAATTTATTCTTTAATACTGGTGTTAAGTGTGACATCGATACCCATACCAACAAGCAGATTTACCAGAAGCTTGAAGACATAGGACACAGTTAAAATCCCTGGTTCCGATTTGGAACACAGAGTACAAATATATTTGTCTTCAATCTCTTTCTTATGTAATATGTTACCACAGTTGTTACAAACTGCCATTTTGAACTCATCAGAACAGATTCTCATTCTATCAATGATGACTCCAGAAGCACCGTGAGATACAAATGAATCCTTTTCCATTTCTCCGACCTTCTGGGCGCCTCCTTGTGTTCTTCCACCGCGGGGTTGGTGAGTGTAAATGTTGCGTTGTCCACTTGACCTCACAGAAATCTTGTCCATAACATGATGTTTTAATGCTTGAGTATAGAGGGGAACAAAGAAGATATTGCCATTCTTCATTCGAGTTCCATCTGGTTTCTCCATGACTTCATATCCATCGGGGTCCATCCCATTCTCCTGTAAGGTTTCTCGAGCCTTTTCTACATCTATCTTTCTAAATGCTGACACATTAACACGTTCTCCGTTGTATAATGCTGCCTTTGTTATCAAGCCTTCTAACAAAATACCCATAGTTTGTCTAGATGGGAAACCATGAGGATTAAAGATAAGGTCTGGTGTTATGCCTTTATTAGGACCTTCTGCGACTCGAATCAAGTTTTCTCTCTTTTCAATTCTACCCACTGTACCTTTTTGTGAGTATCTGAATGCTTCTTTATCACCTTCTCGGTATTTTGAAAATTTGCGAAGTTTGATTTTGATTACAAAAGAATTGTCAACCTTGGTCTTGTAAATTCTATCAACATAACCACTTTCACCAACACCAGTGAACACTGAAGTGTTTGCGTCACCTGTTTTCTTCCCTAAAATACAATCACCTTCATCAATGTAAGAATTTATGAGAGGAAACCCATCTTGTTGAATGTTCGCATATCTTGAGCTACTTTCACTACTTTTCACACCAGGCCAACAAATCTCTTCATCTGCTTCTTGTTGTTCGCATTTGATAGTAATGTATTTATAGAAACTCAACAAACCAGACTCGAGAAGGTCTTCTGAAATAACAACAGCATCTTCCTGATTATCTGGGTCTGTTGTGAATGCTACATTGATAGTTTGTCCAGAAGGCATAATATCCATTTTGGGAATAAAGTAAGTGTCAGTTTCCGTAAAGGCTCTGGAACCACGATGAAGGACTCTATAAGATGTATAGAACCTGTTGTGATGATTCAAACAAAATGAACCCATAGCTTGTTTTCCCATAGAGGCCTGGTAAGTATTACGTGGTCCAGGCTGTCTATCAGTCATAGGCGCAACAGATGTAGAGGTGCTAAACATTTGATTGGGGTCGATGTTACAATGGGTATAATTGTATATCCCTTCAATTTTTCCTTCAGAGGAAAATTTTCGAAATTTATCAATAGTCGTACAGAGTAGAAAATCTTCATTTTCTTCTTCCCTGGAAGCAATAAATTCTATACAACCTAAACTCAAAAGTTCATCCAAAGATTTGCCCCAAGCATCTTGTTCGTCTATGATGAGCTTCTTGGTCACTTCATTGACAATAAGATATGGACACGTGGGTCTTGAACCATCAGTGTAGATTTCAATTGTATCCATGATAGTGTCATGATAATATTCGGTAAACTTTGACACCAGTTGTTTTCTTCTCAGTTCTTTCACAGTCTTGACAAAACTCTTGTCCAATTTCACAATTTCCTTGTTGTGTATCATAACTCTTCCATTGAAAAAGATGACAGTGCTGCCCTTTTTCGCCTCAAATTGCTTCTTGATAATAGTTTCGAACGCTTTCTCTGCTTCTGGTAGGTCTTCCAATGAGAATGTACAAAACAAAGATTGATATTTATTAAGACCATTGTTTTCACCTTCTGGAGTTTCAGCAGGACAATGGCGATTGCGTTGACTTGGTTGAACTTCACGAAGTTCTGTGCTCCGCGTTTGTCTCGATGTTGGTGTATTGTTCTTATCGAGTTGGGAATGTAAGGACAAAGGAGTCAAACGGTCAGTTGAATTGGAGATATTCTCACGCGTCCATCCACGTCTGTTTCTGCCATTATAATTGTAAGCCTTGACAGTCCAGACTTCGGAATTGAACGAATCTTTGAATTCTTTAGTGATGATTTTACCATTCTTCTTTATGTTCAGATGATAATGCTCAAAGTTATCAGATTTGTACTCTTGTCTTGATAAAAGTACA